GGCTTTCGGAATGAAACTTGCGACAGACTCAACAGCCCCAACTACCTTGTCCATAAAACCCTTCTTATGTCCTCCCGGTGGTTTCGGCGCCGGAGGGGCAGTCCTTTCAGTCTGCTTGCCTTGCTCCTCAGCCTGTACCATGGGACGCCCGTCCGAACACGGGTTTGTGTAGAGCCCTGCTCCACCAGCCTCCTCTAAGCGCCTACGAACAGCTGACAACTCTTTGTACCACCATGACGGTGGATACAAGTGCAACTGCTTGACAGCACTCAAAAAGTTCAACCTCTCCTCTTCAAAAATTTGTTCACCATACATCGACAGTTCATATATGATGGACGCTCCCGCGGACAGTACAAAATCAGATTCTGTACTATCACTTGAACGATAATCGGGTATAGTTACCAACGACTTAGCTTTCAGTGGTGCAAACCACCTACCAGCCTCAGGTCGGAAACCACGTCCGATGAATTCGGCCTCCACAAGTGGAACAACTTGTGGTGGCTTCGTCTTATCGCTACCGTCCGTTGCAACATACACCCACAACATGAGGATTTGCTGCATTTGACTCAAGTCAACTCCAGCTACTAACGCAGCATGGGCCACAAAATCATCACCATAGTGGTAAACACCACCCAGATTTATGTAGTCCAACGCCTCGGTCATAGTTGAAAATCGACCCAAATCCACCAATACTCTGGCAATGAGAATTCTTACCATGAGACCTGCAAACACAGTTGTGCCATAGATCCCTGACAAGAATCCATCATTGAAACAGAATAAGGAGGTTCCAAACACCACGTACACACTCTGCAAAAAGTCACATAACGCACGAGTAGCTTTCCGGTCACCATCATCATCCAGATGTGAACACAGAAAGTCTGCCAAATTATCGTAGAAGAATTTCTTCAACCACTTTGGTACCCGCAGATCATGTTTCTTGAAATCGAGTGATACTACAGAAACTCCCAACTCCTCAGCCATCAAAGGCCAATGAGACAGGGGATTGGTGCCAACACCCATTCCAAATGAAACGGGATCACTCAACGGCGCACACAAAAATGCACCAAAGTATTTCCTCAACAACATTAGAAGAATAAGAGGACACATATAGAACACTCGTGTCTCTTTTCCTTCTTCAATTGTCTCATCTTTCTCACTTGCCAAACTGGCAAAATCGAAAGGACTGGCACTTTCAGCCAGTGGTTTACCTTGGCGTATCTTTGTATCAACCTCCGTGAACACGCTCAAAAGCGTGGGTTGGTACTCAACAATTCCATTTCTCACTTTAATCACAACACTTTTACGCGTGCGATGGCCAAATGACATAAGGCCTGTGGACGTGGTAAGATCCATCGGTTCGACATACAAGTCCCGGGCTCCTGTAACAATTTCAGAGTTTGTGAGAACTCTGAATGTAACATTTCCCCATTTCTTGAACAGCGAACCAATGGAAAGATTTGATGGTTCAACAAGAACGCGTCGATTTGCTTCAACTAGATATGCGAGTCCCTCTACAACAGGGTGCCTCACACAACCATCAGTATCAGTAAACCAACCCATCCTTGCTGGTTTTTT